TTTTTGCAATTGGTATGATTTACATGTTTAAAGAGTTAAACAAGGCTAAACAGGATATTGACAATTTTAAAGGTTTCTCAGCCCAGGTCGTTCGACACTTAGCTCCACCCCCAGAGCCAGTTTCTGCTCCAGTTCCTGTACCTGAAAAGAAGCTTGAAGATATCGATGAGGTGGATGAAAAATCCGAAGAATAATCATATCCACTTATTATAACTTGCGAATGCGCAATGAAGAAGTACAAAGCGATTGCAGTACCGGTTACTTTTACCGATGGGAAACCGAGATTTCTCACAGTAAGAGACTGGAGATTTAAAGATTGGATTTTCGTAACGGGTGGGTGTAGAAGACGGGAAATTTACAACCCCTTGAGGTGTGCCCTACGAGAATTAGAAGAAGAGACACGTGGTGTCGTGTCACTAAAAAATGGTGAATATACAGAATTCAAATTTATACATAAAGAAAGCCCGACAGTAGACCTAGAATATAACGTATTCATATTCTTTGTCAATTACAATCGATCAGAACAACAAACACAAATTCGTAAGTTTTACGAAGAAAAACACAAAACACAAATCAAAAAGATGAACAATCAACCTATTCGTAAAACCCATGATGAGAACGATTTCATGAGCTATGATACACTAGAAGAATTCAACGGACGTAAGCGATGGAAGCTAATCATAGATAATGTCATTAAGAATCCTCAATTTTACGCGTGTATAAGTTCTCACAATAGAAAAACCTTCTCTATTAAATAATGAAGTCCAAGGCTTTTATTTTAAGACAGATTGGTGAACTACTTGAGAAGAACCGAGGACTGTGTGAAGAGGAGATTGAGCAGTGGTACAAAGATAATGAAAGTAAAACGGTTTATGAATTACTTACTTTTAAAAAGCAAATTTCTCAAAGTAAAGAATATCAGGACGTCTCATGTATGAAATGGTTTAGAGATGAAGAACAATAATAAGGTATGTTTAAGAATTGGTACACTTCCCAAAAATTCAATAATGCTACCAATCTATCACATGTGCTCATGGACGGAGGTAAACTCTCAGTGCCATTTGATAGATTGAATGAATTTTACGATAAGTATATAGAGTCTGTAAAATCTGGTGAGAGAATTTACGTCGTCGAGCAAAAGAGTGAGACCTATAACTTTTTCGTTGACATCGACTATAAAGATGTCGATCCCCTAGGTATTGACGATATACATGATATATCTAAAAATATTTGTGAAACTGTTAAATTTCATGGTGGTAAAGAATGTCTCGTTTCTGTATCACCACCAAAGGTATCTGGAGATCTAATGAAAACGGGTGTACACCTCAATTGGCCCAATTTCGTGGTTGATCAAATTTCAGCCGTCGCACTCCGTCAACATATTCTAGTCTCTCTCTCTAAATTTAAAGGTGATATGGATTGGAATGAAATTATTGATTCATCTGTGTATGGTGACACACGTAGGAAAACTAAAGGGAGTGGATTTAGGATGCCATGGTCATACAAAAGAGCAAAACATGAAGCGTGTGGGGGTCGGGGATGTAAGGATTGTGAAAATGGTAGGGTTGATCAGTTGGCTTATCTTCCAGTTTTTATTTACAAGGTTGGTTCTCTCGTGAGAATAAGTCAAGAACCATCAGTTGAAATTCTTAAAATGTCGGCTGTTAGAACTGACGCACCTAGCACAGTTTCAGTGGAATCACCTTCAGTATCTATACGAGTCAAGGAGGATTCTTTTCTAGAAGATCAAACTAATAATGAAATTTACGATGAGGAATTGAAAAACCGAATCGAAACGTTTATTCGAAAAAATATGGAGGGTCAAGGGGGTGCATATATCACTAAACTATTCAAAAACAAAGAAACGTATTTCGCAGCGACGACTTCTAGATATTGTGAAAATGTAAAAAGAAATCATAGTTCGAATCATGTATGGTTTATACTTAGTGGAAAGTTCATTCTCCAGAAATGTTTTAGTCGACATGAAACTATTTTGGGACGTCGTGATGGATTTTGTGAATACTTTTGTGGTCGCCGACATCAATTGACGAGTGACATTATTGATAAACTTTACCCCAAAAAGGAGGTTATCAGTAAGTGTCCAGAAATTAAAAAAGTTATAGAAAAACCAGAAATTAAACAGATGGACGTAAAACCAGATCTTGAAAACTTCATTAATAAGAATATGAAGTGTAACGATGATACACGTGTAGTTAATGTAACTAGGGATAAAAACAATTTTTTAGTGTTAACCACATCTAACTACTGTGAAACTATTTCTGGTGTCCATGAGAATAAAACTATGTCATATGTCATTACTAAAAACAAAATAAAACAAAAATGTCCAATATGTAAGAAGAACAGTGGAAGAACTCACATCTTACTCCCTAAAATAACTAGTAAACTTCACCCTAAAGATACTTAAACAGAACAGTGTTTAAAGTATATAAATGGTAGTTAGTACTCGTTCTCGCTTTGGTAGGGTTATAAAGAAGCCCGTTCTTTATATACCAGTAGAAACTGTACTAGATGACGATTATGCTACAGATGATCACGAAGATTTCGAAGATGATTCGGTAATTGATACTGAAGATGAATATAACTCAGAAGAAGGTAGTGATGACGACTATGATGAAGACGCTGATGATAATGGTAATCTCAAGGATTTCGTGGTAGATGACGAGGAAGCGAGTGAAAGTGAGGAAGAATCAGCTTAAAAAAAACAGATTCTATATTAGAAATGGAAACTGATATTGGTAATCCTATTGAGTATAGCCCAAACCTTGATCCTTTAATTCAGGAGAAGAATGAAGATAATAATAAGGATGAATTGATTCAAGATCAACCATATTATTTTCATCCAAGTGAAATGAATTACCCACAATCCCCTCCTCAACCTGGAAAATTTGACCCTTTTACCGATATCGATAAATCCACATGGATTATTGCATTTGCAGTATTTCTTTTAGGTTTTTTTATGGGAAAGACGATGCAACCAGTCATCTTAAGATATACTTAAGTCTCTTATACGAGTAGAAAGTTTTGTATCTGTGTCCTCATACATGTCGTTATTCACACCCTTTTGCGGAAATCCACTTAACCAGTTAGTCTCCGGAATAGATGAATAAGCAACGAATGTACCGATATCGCCATATCTTGGGGGAATTCCATCTCTCCCAAAAAGAATGGGACCCCTGTGTGTATCTTCGACGAAACCATCCGTTGTTGAAGCCTCCTCAGTACCTGTATCAGTTGCTACTGAACCTAAATCTGTTTTGTTTTTTAAATTGTAATTTGGTTTAAAAAACAAAATAAAGAAAGCCCCGACTAACAATATTGTTAGAATTATACGAAGCATTTTTATTTAATGTATATGAATATTATTTACGCAGAAGAAACTTCGGGTTCTCCCTCCTCCTTTACCTCCTCCAACTTAGCATCCCTCGACGCTTCCTCCTCGCGCTGCTTCTGTCGCTGCTTCATCTCCTCGGCAACAATCTCATCAGCCTCCTTTACAAGCTCCTCCATGGGAGTGTCAGGCTTTTCCTTCTTGAGCCGTTCGAGGACCTCGGCTGGGTGAGAGATAGGAGCCTCATCAGGCTTGTTGTAAAACTTGGAATTGTCATCACCTGATACGAAATGATTCTTCTCAGCCATCATCGCTGTTTTACGTTCGTTAAACATACGAGCAGCCTCGGACTGGTTCTCCCTGTATCCCTTCATAATCTCTTCGAGTTTATCGTTGGTATAGTGAACATCTTCAATCTTCTCAGAATCGGGAGGGATCAAAAGCCACTTATACATGTCAACTACGTAAATATCGAAAGTGGCATCCTCCTTCTGTAGACGTGCAGCGTGCTTAGCGGCCTCATCACGGGTGGCAAATGCACCACGGATCTTAATACCAAACTTCTCATTCTTTTGAGGGCACTCAGGACCAACAATGGATAGACAAGCAAAGATCTGACCGGGCACAGTGGTGTAATCTTGTTCAAGAGACATTATATTTATGTGTTGGCTTAAAACTTTAAGCTACTATCTATGTAAATGCATGAGTACTGGGATAAACAGCCTGTGCCTCGTGAAGGGACTACACCAGGTGAAATAGAGGCTGAACGTGACGTATCAAAAAAGACTACAAAACTTCCGGATAGTTTCATGTGGTCCTCATGTAGTCTTAAAGAAGCGTGTGAGTTTTTAAGGGAGTATTATGTTGAAAGTGATAGATTCAAATTATGCTATACAAAAGACGTTCTTAAATGGTCAATAAATGATAGTATAGCCATTCGTAAAAAAGATACAAATGAACTTGTCGGGTATATTGCGAGTATGCCTGTAAATTCACGAGTCGAAAATGAAGATATCAAAATGACACAGATAGACTATTTATGTGTACACCCATCATATAGAAATTTTGGACTTGCACCACTTTTGATAACAGAAATTAAAAGACGAGCAAATAAGAAAGATATTTGGCAAGCTATTTATACTGCACAAACTAAAATACCAAAACCTATAACTAAATCGTATTACTGGCATAGATTTTTAGATGTACAACACTTGGTAAAAATTGGGTTTCATCAGACAAATCGTATCCGTGAAAAATTTTATGAAATCCGTGGACCATGTAAACATTTATGGCGAAAAATGACATTAGATGATGTACCTAAAGTAACTCAACTTCTACAAGAATATTCTAAAAATTTTAAAATTACCCCTATATTTGATGAACAATATGTGAAACGAACATTATTACCTATACATTCTTACGTAAATGACATAAGTGACGATTTCATTTCGTTTTACGAAATTCCTTATGAACGATCAGATAATTCTGGTACAGTTAGACAGGTTTATAGATATTTAATGGTTGGAGATGTTTACAATGATGCCTTTCTTATCGCTAAAAATTTGGGGTATCATGTCTTCAATAGCGCTGAAGCTGGTATAGAAGTGAAAACACTCGAAAAACATAAATTTATGAAAGGGTCTGGTTTTGTTTATTACTATTTGTTTAATTGGCACCTAAATGAAATGATCGAACCTAAAGAAATAAACCTTATTATTCCATAAGATGAAATGGAAGTAATTCGTAAAAATCATAATGATGCCAAGAGAAATCTTATCCAGTCCGTTTCAAAAGAAGGTGAACACATTCTTGATGTAGGGTGTGGTTTCGGTGGAGATCTTCAAAAATGGCACAAGTGTGGGGTGAACATTAACATGTGTGACCCAGAGCCATCAGCTCTAGAAGAGGCTCGTTCACGTGCAAAAAATATGCACATGCGCGTGAACTTTTATGAGGGTGATATTCACAACTGCCCAAACAGAGCGTTTAATATCGTGTGTTTTAACTTTTCACTGCATTATATTTTTGCCAGTAAAGGTTTATTTTTCAGTTCTATCCGTGAAATAAAAAAGAGAGTAAAACCTGGTGGACTTCTTATAGGTATCATTCCAGACTCTGAAAAAATTATTTTTAAAACACCACTCATTGATGAAACTGGTAATTTTTTCAAACTAAAAGACCATGGAAATGGTGGATTTGGTGAAAAATTATTTGTAAACCTGGTCGACACACCTTATTATGCGGATGGTCCAAAATCAGAGCCAGTGGCTTTTAAAGACCTTTTGGTCACACATCTAGAAGAGTTGGGGTTTAGCTTACAACTTTGGGAAGGACTAACAGGAAATCCCATCTCAGAGTTATATAGTAAATTTATCTTTGTATATAAGAGATGATAGCTTTGATTATATTATTGTTAATCAATTTAGTTATTCTTTACACGACTAGAGAACCCCAGGAGCTTGTCGAAGTAAAGGAGAAGTATCGTATTCTTAGAGAACACATTCGTGACACAGGAAATGAAAAGTTTAAAATGCTTGTTCGTCCTACACCGATAACCGGTTTAAAGAGAATGAAAGGTTCTGTCGGGTCTAATACAAACAAAGGCGGTGAAATAGTTTTATGCTTAGATGGCAAAACGAATGAGATTTTTCATGTTCTTATACATGAATTGGCTCACTCAACAGTAGATGAATATTCTCATTCACCAGAGTTCTGGAAAAATTACATTGAACTTCGAAATATATGCGTACATCTATACATTTACCAGCAGATACCAGAAAGAACAGAATTTTGTGGTCAGCATATTCAGGATAAATAATCTCACTCTAGTTTAAATGAAGACACCGGTGAACATTTTACTCACGGCTATCATGTATTGGTTAGTATTATATGGTACTACCCTAGTACCCCTCATATCTAAGAACTATTACTTCAATCTTATTTGGATGACGGTCATGTTACCAAATATCATGCGTTTTGCGATTGGTAATATTCCCAGACTCGCTGTAGACAGGGTATTCTTCTTGTCGGCTACATTCATTGCGTTAATTGCTACTTTCTTTATCAATCAAATTTCTAAAGAGACTAAGGATGCTATTACTAACCATACAGCTGGCACTAACGAGAAGCTTAAATTGAGCGCCTTGTTAGCGGGGACATTCACTATTGGTGTACTCGCAACGTATTATTCGGGTATTGATAACTCGATTTATAGTAATATGGGTTGGGAACGACCTGTTTAGGGCTTAATGACATAGTCCTTTACAATGTAAAAAGCTA